AAGGTTCAGAGACTACCTGAGGGATACAGTTCCCTTAATAACAGGCTAGAGCGCCCAGCTCCGACTAGCAATCGGATGAAGATATAGTCCAACCCTTTAGGAAACTTTTGGATAGTTGGCTCACGGTTACTTCGGACGGCTTATTTTTCAATACGCCAGCTTCAATAACTCCCGTTCACTTCACTTCTTCCTAGCCGCATGGCCTGTGGTCGGAATCTGGTTTACTGCTTTGGGCGTAAGCACAATGGCGTTTAACCTCAACTATCGGGGTCCCGTCTTAGCAATCTGACGGTAAACATTGGGTGAATTGCTGGAAGCCCCCTACACGGGTAATCAGCAGCCAAGCCACTCACGCTTGAGTGGAAGGTTCAGAGACTACTGGGTTTAACAAGCGTGTTGAGTAATACCAGATCAGCGCCCAACATCCCAAAGGGATGAAGATATAGTCCACTCCTTGAAGATGGTAAATTCAAGGAACCAGTGCAATGGTTTCAACTTCAACCAATCTCTGATTGACAGTCAGAACCGCGTGATTCCCACTTGGGCCGACATCCTTAACAGGGCCGGACTAGGAATGGAAGTTATGCATGAGCGGAACGCCCATTAGAAATGGTGGCCTTGCTGAGAGATCGGTGAGTGAAAATCGGGTGAATTGCTGGAAACCCTCCTAATAAGGGGCAATCAGCAGCCAAGCCAAGAATACATTCTTGGAAGGTTCAACGACTACCTGAGGGATACAGTTCCCTTAATAACAGGATTTAGCGCCCGACAACCTAACACACAAGGTTGATGATATAGTCTGTGCCATAAGGATGGAAAACTTATGGATTACACGAATTTCCCTCTAGATTTGGCTGCAGCAACCACCACTCAGGTGGCTCTGACTGCTCCTTCAATCGGTTGATTTAGTTTACTTTTTTGTCCTCAAGGTTATTATAACCCTGAGGACTTTTTTATGAGTAAGCCACTAACCCGCGAGCTTTTTGAGATTCTGTGCAGATCTCGAAACCACATCTTGCGGTCATTCAATTACAAAGACGTAAGCTCAAAACTAGATTTTAAGTGTTTAATTTGCGGGCACATATGGTCAGCATCTGCCGCTTCATACAAAAACAGTAAGACGGGATGCTGGGGTTGTAAGAAAAAAGCCATATCTGACTTTACTAAAGCTCGTGTTTTTACACTAAAAGGTAGGGCAGAGATTTCTCGAAAACGAAAATTGCGACCAGCTTGGAACGAAGGCATGCCCGGGTCAGTGCCAGGAAACCCGCATGCCAGTAGAAAACCCAGGCCAGAACACCGCCACCTTCCCGCAGTTTTATACCTTATTCGCTACCTCGACCAATCCGGCACCCACTTCAAACTCGGCATCACCCGTTGCTCTTTAAATCGCCGGTTTAGGCACAATCAATTAATCTCCATCCTCCACCTCCACTATGCCACCCTCGGCGAGTGCTTCGACCTTGAACAATCCTTATTGAAATGGGCAAAGAACAACGGCTACCGCTATTCCTCTCTGACAACAACGGAACTCCTCCGTGCGGATGCTATCCCGCATATCTTAGCCACCCTCCGTCAATGACCCAACCCACCTCAAGCGCCCTACATATTACTTCCCCCTTGATTTGGTTACGGATTCAATCGCCTAAATCTCTTTAATAACTTTTTTCATTGGCCGATTGTGCCACTTCGCAAACTGGCCACTAAAGTTTCTCGGTGGCTTTTTTGGTATTATAATACATACAGTTGAAACAAACAAATGGAAACCTGGTCCAACTTCTCCACCTCCGACATTTTCATGGCCTTTATGGGTTTTGTCGCCATCGCCTCAACCCTGATCGTGTTACGCACTGCCTTCACCAACACTGACAAGCTGGAGCGGGACCGCAAGAACGGGTAAAACTCTTTACCTATCCTTTACCTTGATGGAACAAGTCCCTCTGGTGTTACTCGCTGCTCTTCAGTTTATGGGGGTCTCGGTATTGCCAGGGGGATCTGGTTGTTTAGCCAGTCCGCTGAATATGGGCGAGTACAATGTGGTTCAGGATACTTTGACCGTCTGCGTAGAGAATGCCAAGAAAGAAAATGTGGGAGTAGACCGAATCGTTCGCCACGAAATGATTCACGCTATCCACCAACGGTATCGCCTTGGCTTACGCACACTAACTCCTGAACCACTCTTTACCACTCTGGTCCGAGATAAACTCCCTTCCGAAGAAGTCTTGGCGGTGTTTCAAGGATACGACCGAGCACTTGCTAATCAGGAGCTAGAGGCAAGATTACTGGAAAAAGTAATGGACAATGACGAGATATCTGCCTTGGGTGTTGCCTCGGAAGCATACTTCAAAGCCACTCAACCGGGTAAAACTGGTATAGCACTAACAACTCAATGACCATTGAAGAAGCAGGCGACTCTTTAAAACTAGAGTGCTTTATTCGGGAATTGGGTTTTATTCAGTACCGTTGGCAAGTCATAGCCAACGCTGGGCTATATTTTGTTGTTCCCGTCAGTTTTATGGTTGCTTGCGGACCATTAGACGATTCATTAGGATTTCAACTAATCCAAGAGTATAACGTTTACAACTGCTCTGGGCTCCGTCTAGGTGCCCCACTATTTCAAACAGCCAAATCCGCAATCGACTTGGCACTTTCCTCATAACCACTTTGACTGACCCCTATCCTAGTATTTTGCCCCATATAATTGGGGCCATTATTTCAGTGTTGATTATAATTCTCCCCATTATCCTGATTTTGTAAGTTTACTTTGCCTTTCCGAGGGTAAAATAGACTTTAGAAGTCTGTTCAGTTATGGTTTTCGATAGGAATCCGAAATACGGAGCGGACCAATCTTTTCGTGAGTCTGCTCTCCGAGTTACTGATCTTTTATGGGAAACTACGGGTGGAGAACCCGCCGCCTTTCCACAATCATATCTCGAAAATCTAAGGTATGAGTATGAAAATGGTAAAGTTTCCATGCTCGAATTGATTGATCGTATTGATCTTCCGCTTACTGCTACCTATGACGATTACGCTGAAGTAGTTGAAAGGCTTATTTGTGTTAGTCGTGAAGATTGGCCTGAACCGAATAGTGTAGAACGGGTTAGAACAGATATATTGCTTTCTCCAAATAACTATGGCTTTTCTGAAACTGAAGATTTTGGAGAAGAAGATGGGGATATGAGTGCAAAAATTGAGAAATTCCTAAAGAAAATCATCGCCACGGCTTATCATGAAGGAGTACTTCATGTTACAGATAAGAACGGGAATCCGCCCAACGCTGCAAACAACTTTCTTTTATCAAAAGATGGCACTAGATTTTCAGGAATTTTCCATGGCCAAAACTCTGGCAAAATAGAAATACTTCCCTTTTCAATTTCTGAAAGCAATGGGAAGTGGAAAATCGCGTATTGAAATATGAAAGAACATGACGCATCATTTGGCTGCGAATCAAATAATGAACTCAATGGCAAAGATGCGTCATTTCGCGGTGCCCCTATGATTAGCGAGCCTCGAGTTATAGTAAAACGCCGGATAAAAGGGGCTTTGGTGCCTATGCCTAAGGATCCGCAATGAAATATCTTCTTCAATCGTTTAAAAAATATCATGGCTTAAGGGGAGTTCATTTCTATTCTGCTAGAGAGTGCTATTTTATGCCTTGGCACGAAGTTCTTCAATTTCTTAAGGATCTTTCTAAAAATAGAAAGGAATCCACAGAAGTTTTCATTGAGAAATTGTCGGAAAGTCTAGCAAATTATGATCCGACAAACGAGTTTTTAGCGGTTTGCCAAAATGGTGAATCCGTATCAGTAGAGCTATACTGCCATTCTGGGCATTATGTAAACAAAACAGGGTAAAAACTCTATAATTGGCCTACGGGAATGAATGAAGAATTTGCGGTTTTCGCCGGCAAAGTAACGAAATATTTGAATGATGCAACCATCGTTGCCCGATTATCCCATTGGAATGTCCGTGGGCCCGGATTCTACGAGCATCATCTCCTATTTGAACGACTCTATAATGATCTTAGTGAGTTGATGGACGCTAATGTAGAGCTTTTAAGGGCTTGCGGTTTCAATCCTGATTTTCAACTTTTCAGTGGCCCCGGCATCAGCATGGAGTTTTTTGATGCCGCATCTTTAGTGGAACTCAATATGGATTACATTATGGCTTTGAATGGGGCCATTGGAATGTTTTACAATTTTTGTGAAGAGCATAGTTCGGATCCTCGTCTTGTGGCATTGGGGGATCAGATGCAGTCTATGGCTAATACAGTTCTCAATGATCTGTACCTTCTTCAATCCTGCATAGGCCATTAGGTTTACTTGGGCTTCCATTTCCTATAATGGTATCAGCATCTGTTCTTCAAAATGTTCTTGGTCATCAACGCCACCGGGGAACTTTGGAATGGAACTGAGTGGAGCAATCAAGGGAAAGTCTTTTGTTCCATTGGCCGAGCTCAGCGTTCTCTCCATGAAAATGGAGAAGATCTCGATAAATCAGAAATTGTCCTTTCCAATTCAATGGGTTTTAATCAACCATGATCCCACCAAGAAGTTTTCCCCCCGGTATACTAAAGCTGGTTCAGGAATACTCGGATGGCACCAAAGAAACTGTAATTGAACTTTCAACCTCATCAAAAAACCGAGATCGAATCAATCGCATGAGAAATGATCTTTTAATGGTTGACTCTACAAAAAACCTTTACATTATTGAAAACAATTCAAAATGATTTCAAATAAACCCCGTCATTGGATCTCGACTTGTTCCGAAGACAAAAATGGAAACATTATTTTAGATTTCCCAGATGAACTTCTTGAAACGTTGGGTTGGGCAGAAGGCACAGAACTCTCCTTTGAAGCATTTGCCGGATCAATCGTGTTGCGAGAAGTCAAAGACTGAGTACGAAAGACTAAAAGAGGAGTTAAAACTCCTCAAGGAGTACCTAAATAGGGAGTTTGACCTATAAAGTACGGTTTCCCGTACCTTGAGGGGCGGTTTGCCCCCTTTGCAAAACGGGCAAAACAAGGTATATTTAAAGGGTGGTTGAGGGTGGTCCGGTTGGTCTTGTTACCTCCGGGACACCGGTCTGGGGTTTCTCTCGTAAGAACCCAGACACTCAACCCGAACCTTGAAAATTGAAACGGAATGTAGCGCAGCGGTAGCGCAGTTGCTTTGGAAGTTCGGGGTAAAAGTGTTTGGAGTTTACTCTCAAACTTCTTGCGCTATACTTAGTTCATGATACATCCAAACTCACTTGCTAACTTAAAACGAGGTCGCATTGATCCCTTAGTTCAATGCCCTCACTGTGACCGAGAGGTTAAAAAACCTTTCCTTAGGCGTCATACGGAAAAGTGTGTTAAGAACCCTGAGTTTGGCACCCCTTGTCCTAAGTGTGGAACGCTTAAGCATCCTGATAAACAAACTTGTAGCACATCTTGTTACAACAGTTTGTTTCGATCTGGTCTGAACAACCCGAACCATAAAAGGGGCAACAACTACAGAACCATTTGTTTTCACCACCATGAAAAAGAGTGTTGTGTGTGCGGTTGGAGTTTGATTGTTGAAGTTCATCATTTAGATGAAAATAACAAAAATAACGACCCACTAAACCTAGTGCCTCTGTGCCCAAATCATCACCAAGTTTGGCACTCTAGGCATAGACCCCTGATAGAAGAACAAGTTCTATCCTACATCAAGTCAAAACGGAATATCGCCTAACTTGGTCATGGCACCTGCTTTGGGAGCAGGAAAAATCTTGGTTCAAATCCAAGTATTCCGACTTGCCACTTTGCACCGTGCGATTAACACGGAATGCCGGTGGCATCTGGGTAGGTGTCCGAGTGGTTAATGGAGATGGGCTGTAAACCCATTGGCTCTGCCTACGTTGGTTCAAATCCAACCCTGCCCATTGCCCTTCGGGGCAACAATCTGTGCGACACGAGGGTTCAAATCCCTCCAGATCCACTTTACGGGTCTGCTTTGGAATCGACCGTGCAGAGGGTAACGAGTTAAGTCTCAACAACATCGTATCATTCCGCAGGACTCTGGTCAGCGCTGCTGCCTAGACTCTGAGCGCAACGGGGACTTCGGTCCCTTTTCTTTCTAATCGGGTAAAACTCATTAAGTTTAATAATCTGCTCGTGTGTGTTATTGCTGCGAAATACTTTCCTGACACGGGCTGGATAGGCGTGAAGCAACGTGATCGCAACTATGTGCCTAAACTCGACTTTCAACGGGATACCACGAATGGTGTAGAGCGTTTGATGTACACAGATGAGATGACCGGCTACCGTGAAGGTCTCAATAGCAACGGTATCTGCATTCTTTCTGCTTCACTTAAAGTCACTGACGATGAGAAAGAAATTGAGAAAAGTTCATCAAAGCACAGTGGTGATGGAGTTCGCATTAGCAAAGCGTTGTCACAACCGACCCTTGCCCGTGCTGTGAAGTCATGCCTTGACAGCAAACTGACAGGTAACACCATCATCTTTGACAAAGATCGTCTCTTTCTCATCGAGGCTTGCACAAAACCTTGCGAAGAAGGTGCAACAGGTGACTACACTTACAAGCTTAAAGAAATTAAAAAAGATGACACTGTGGCCCGCACTAACCACGGTATTGATTTGAAATGGGCCGGCTATCAACCTGTGGGTGATGCTGCGGAAAAACTTTCTCGGAAGAGTAGCGAAGCGCGTTTGAAGATTGCTCGGGCAATAGTGAATAAGGCCACAACACCAGAGCAAATCATGGACTTGCTCACCACGCAATTTTCAAAAGACCCACAAATGAATGCGACACGCACATCCTCTGGGCCAAAGAAAATGCGCACAACGGCGCAAATCATGATGATTCCTTCAAAGGACACACTTTATCTTCGTCCTGTTGCTTCACGCATTGACATCGACACAAATGATGCAAAAGACCCTAAGGCAAAGACTCATTTAGTTGTGATGCCAAAGATAAAAATCTGACTTTGACAAAAGTTTACAAACTGTTTAAGTTGTTATATTAAATCGTCTTACTGCACAAAACGTGCCGCTATTATGAGTACGCGTCCCGAAACACTCGGGAGACAAGACTCGGGCTATGATATTTAGCCTTAAACTCATTGTGCCGAGGGATCTGCTCCTGAGACGGAGAACTTCTCCTTTTCCTATTCGGATGTTGAATTAACTTATTTTCATGCTGTCAACTTTTACACTGGTCGCCCTGTCTTTCCTGGGCTCACCAATACTGCCTGAGGCAATCAGTCCAAACCCCGGTTTGGCCGAGATACTTCAATCAGTGGCCACTGATTACACAGGACTGAAACAGCCGGAACCTCCGACAGTTCTCTCCTCCGACATCAAACCAAAAGAGCCCGAAGAAAAACGACTCATCTGTAAAGGATGTAACGCCGACGAAAACCGTGCCTTGATCTTTCTGCAAGACAAAGGCATCAAGGACAAAAATGCCCTGGCAACTATTATGGGAAACATTCGACAGGAGTCAATGTTTATCCCCAATATTTGTGAAGGTGGTGCCCGCACTTCTTACGGTGGGTGCGGTGCAGGATTCGGATTGATTCAGTGGACTTCCAGTGACCGTTACTACGGTCTTGGTTCCCACAGTCGCCGGATTGGTAAAGATCCTTCCACTATAGAAGCTCAACTTGACTATATGTTGAGTGAGCCCCAGTGGAAGCAAATTGAGTCCCGAATGAAAACACCTGGACGCTCCATTGATAGTTACATGAATCACGCTTATTCATGGATCGGTTGGGGTATTCACGGGGCACGAACTTCTTATGCCTATGACTACGCTGGGAAACTGGTTCTGTCATGAAGAAGTTTATACTTGCGACGCTCCTTTTGTTGTCACCTATGGCGGCAAAAGCGCAATGCGGCGAAGCCAGCTACTACTCTGGCGGCGGAATCACTGCCAACGGTGAAAGGTTCAACTCAGGGGCTAACACAGCAGCCCACCCTTGGCTCCCTATGGGGTCCTACGTTCGAGTTACTAATCAAAACAATGGTAGATCAGTTACGGTGAGAATCAATGACCGTGGCCCCTATGCAGGTGGCCGCGTACTTGACCTCGCTGAAGGTGCGGCATACCGTATAGGTCTGACCTATACTGGTGTTGCCCCGGTGTGTATAACTCGCCTCTGAGTTTACCGCAGAGGTAACCACCTATATTGTTTCCGGGGTGCTTCGGTGCCCCTTTCCCGCCCTGTTAGCACAGTGGTAGTGCGCCATACTTGTAATATGGATGTCATCTGTTCGAATCAGATACAGGGCTCCGCGAGGTTAATTCAGTGGTAGAATGTCAGTTTTCCAAACTGAACGTCAGGAGTTCAAGTCTCCTACCTCGCTTGCCCGAAACTTCGGGCATTTGTTCACTTCAAATCAAAGTATGATTAAGTATTTTCTCACCGCTGGCGTTGCTGCTGCTACTATCGCTCCCGTTAGCGCAGCTCCTTTCAACGATGTTGCCCCCACAAACTGGGCATACAGTGCAGTCCAAAACCTAGATGCTCGCTACGGTTGCATCGCAGGTTACCCTAATGGCACCCTGAAGCCCGAAGCTGATGCTACCCGTGAGGAAGTATTTGCCTTGGCTAATCATTGCCTTGACAACATCACCACCTTCTACACACAAGCTGACGCTCAGTTGGCTTCTGCTCTTCGTGCCGAAATCGGTGCAGTTAGCAAGCGTGTTACCACACTGGAAACCGCCGCTAAGACTGCCGCTCAACGTCGGGAACTGGGCGTCAACAACTATGGCGGTGTAGCCTTTGCTGGTGCTGCTTCCAATTCCCTTGATAACAATGGCGACCGGGTTACTAACTCGGGTGTCACTCTGCAAGGTCGTGTGAAGGCATTTGAGTTTGGCAACCAATTTGCCATCTCTGCTCGCCCCTATGTTACCTTTGCTGGTGCTCCTGACAACCAAGCTGGCACCGTATTTGGTGGCGGTTTAGGAACTCTGGATATTCCCCTTGTTCGTCGTACCCTTGCTGATGGAACCAAAGTTTCTGCTGCTAACCTTTATCTTGGTGCTGGTGGTCAGGCAGGTGGTAATCAGGGTGCTGGTATCGGCGTTGCAGGTATCGAAGCGTCCGTAGCCAAGAATATTGTAATCTTTGCTGATGCCAAGATTCCTTTCTCTAACACCGGTGTTGAGAATATTTATGGCAACCAAAGTTACAATGTGACTGGTTCGATCGGCGCGGGATTTAAGTTCTGATGTAATCGTTGAGGGTTCCGGCAAGGTGCTTGCCTGGATATAAAAGACTGACGCCTCCCGCTGCGGAAAGCGTACCCATTAGGTCAGTGCCCTTGAAATACCTTCTCCGTGTGAACGTTTGGCCCACGATACGGGTCACCAGGGCGATTAGCTCAGTGGTAGAGCAGCACCTCGACACGGTGAAGGTTACTGGTTCAAATCCAGTATCGCCCATTTAGCTAAACGGACAGGTTCGGTAAACCGGCCTTGTGTTTTCCGGGGAAACCTGCTATATTTAAAGAATGAAAACACTACTCGCAATGGCGGTGCTCTTTGCCGTCCCGACAATCGCTGCCCCTCACTGTGTGGTCGTTCAAGACCGCATCTGCTTTGAGTCACAAGCACAGTACGATAAGTATATGGGTTGGGGCCCAGAGCAACAAAAACAAGAACGGGAGGCAAACAAATGAGCAATCACGGATTGCGTACAACCGGGGTACACACTGGCAACTTCGGATATGCGAAAGTAAAAGGAAAACCTGGAGAACTTGACCTCACCAAAGAAATACTCGCCAAAGAAAACCTTCGCATCCCTAACCGTGATGAAGTTTACACACGGTTGGTAATTGCCTATAATACGACAGCTGACCCTAAGTTGAAGGCGGGTCTGTGGGAAATTCTCAAAAAGAGAATTGCTACAGTCAAACCCCCGAAACCCCCAGTATCCGCCCAGGTCGAAGAAACTCACTGGGATATAATCAAGAGAACAAGATGAGCCAGACAGCAGTGTGGTTAACCATTGGAGGAATCCTCCTGTTTGTAATCTTGGAAGACCCTAAGGTTTACCATTGGTTAGTTCTATTAAGCAAGATTGCAAACCTGTGGGTTAAGCAACAATGGTTCAAAATAAAGAATCATCCCGACACTCCCTGGGTGCGGTATTCGATTAAACGCAATGCCGACAAAATAGTCAAACAACTAATGGACGAACTCAATGAAAACAAATAGCAACACAATCGTCCTGATGGGGTTTCCAGAACCCGACGAGTCCCCACCTCAAGATATAACTCGTTCCGTAACTTTGAGCAATGAGCAATGGTCTATCTTGGCGCTTTGTGCTGAGGCCTACTCCGAAACCTACCGCACAAAACACTCTCAAACTATTGCAACCTATGTAACCCGTGGTCAAATCCCCGAAGCACAATCCGAAGCAGTGAAAATGAATCAGTTGTTGCAAACTCTCGATAAGTTACAGGCAAAGTTAGTATGAGTTACATATACGATGAAATCCTCGAAGATTTCTTTGAGCAAGAACGCCAAGAGTTATGCGATGACTTGAACCCTGCTTGCAAGTTAAAACCATTACCTGACAAAGGACGAACTGACATAATGTGGCAAGTTGCTGTGTCCTCGGCCATTGAGGGTCAAGGTGAAGCCCGCGATATATTTGCGAGATTGCTATATAATTACCTCACTGATAAACCATCCCCCACATTAGCAGAATGAACAACCAGTATAAGAAAGACAGCCTCTACAATAGCATCTGGGCGACTCTGGAAGAGGATCTTGGTGATACACCTCGGCACAGCGAGGTTACGGAACTTATTTGTGACATCGTAGCTGACTGGTGCCCCAAAAGAGGTGATTTTTGGTTGAATAAGGATGATCAATACATTTATGTGAACAAAGGTTGGGAAATCGTTGGGGTGGAAGCATTGGAGTAGAAGGGATGACTAACGACCCAAAAGAGTTCTATCGTTTCTTCGTCGTAGAATACTACGCCACTGGTGAAGGTTTCTCCTATTGGTTGCAGATTTCTCGCAATTACTCTCGTGGCAACGAAACCGATTACGAACTGAAAGAGTTTGAAGAGTTTGTTGGTCACGAGTATTACCTCTATTGTAATAGCATCGAAGAAAAAACCGAGGAGGAGTTTATGAGTGTTTATGCCCCTATGATACCGTCATACGTTATTCGGGCAGTTGAGAGGAAGGATCAGCCTGCATTCACTTGGCAAACTCACATTCACTTGAATTACAGCTGAGATGGCCGACCAACTAACACCAGAACACATCAAATCGTTCTTGGATCGCTATAGAGACCCGGCAGATGCTCGCAAGTTTTTGCAAGATGCCGGGTTGATTGACGAAGATGGCAAGTTATCTGCCCCTTACCGTAAGCGTTCTTTAATACCCGCCACAGACTGGGACTTTTCTGACGGTGCCGAGGTTGAATTTAGTGAGTGGTTCCACGGGGATTATGGCCCCTTCACACTCCGCTCAGAATACTTCTATGGAGATTGCAAGGTGAAAGATGTGAAAACTTTGGAAAAGTTAATGTTTCAATGGCTCCACGTTGCGTTTGTAACCGGTTACGAGCGAGGTACGGTTTCCCGTACCCTTGAGGGCGGTTTACCCCCTTTACTTTCGGAGTGAAATGGGCTATACTTATAGTATGAAAAAAGTCACAGTCAAACCTAAATCCAGCAAGGCAAAGAACCGCCTTGCCAACACAATGGAGGGTAATCCTGTGTGTGTTATAGAACAGAATACTGGTGGTGAGTTGTTTCTTGCTTCCGAAAATCGTAAATACTTTTTCTGGGTAAGCACTCGCACTGGGATTAATCGTTTCGGCGAAAAGTCTGACGCACACTGGGAGGTGATTGAATGAAACCAAATACTTATGTAATTTTTCAACGAGCACTTACAGATGCAATAATGCTGTCTGTAAGTGAAGTATTTGATTTCCCCCATCAATCAGGAGATAGTTATCAATGAGTTTTTCCAAAACTGTTTCTGTTGTTGCAGCACTTGCAAGTATCTTTGCTGCTGGTGCTACTGGTTGGAAACTTGCGGATACACAAAAAGAAGTTCCTTTGAGTTCATTGGACCAAAAGGTGATGGAACTGGAAAAGAAACTTGAAGGAGTAAAAGAACCTCAAGTTGCTCCTGATTCTGGGGTTCAGCAACCTATTACTCCCCCTGCTCCTGTGCTTCCACAACCTATTACTCCTATTACTCCTGTTCCTCAAGTGGTTCAACCTCCTCTAACCCCTCCCCCTCCTGTGCTTCCCTAAAAACAATGAACTACGAAGTCCAAACTTATGATACCACAGACAACACTGTGTATTATGAGACTGTAAGAGATGCTATGAGTTGTGAGGATGCCCGTGATGTAATTGACGACAAGTATCCAAATCGTAAAGTAATTGCCGTGATTGAGAAGAAGACACTTGACGAACTGACACAAGAGCACTTCACAGGGGCACCAGACTTATCCGTGAAAATTTTCTACCAGAACCTATGAATAAGTATCGTATCAAAAAAGTAATTGAATACAACACTCCTTGGTATTATCCACAAGTAAAGGTCTTGTGGTGGTGGCATCATCTATTTTCTCAAAATCCGTATTATCTTGGATTTCTCAGTCTGGAAAGAGCACAGGAAGCACTCTGTTCTCATATCAAAAAATCTGTGGTAGAATATATTGACTTTGATTATGAGAGGGACTGCAAATGACTGAAGAACAAATTCAAATTTTGCGCTCCTTAATCAAAGGAGAGATTGACGCAGCGGGTATAGATGGAATGGAACACGGGGCCTGGGGATGGGCCGACAAACAATTAGAAGAAGGGTGGAAGTACTTTGAGGAGAGTTTTAGGACACCCGAAGAATTGGAGGCACAATGAAACTCTTTGATTACCGATACTGTGATGATTATGGAAAGGATTACTCCTTTTTCTTTCTAAAGTGTAAAAAATACACAGCACTTCAAATGTCTTTTAGCATTTGTGAGTACCCTAGTTGGCCTCACCTACAGATTACACTTGGGAGTGGTAGTCTCTTTGGCATGTTTGCCTATGCTTGGAAGTTTGGATTTGATATAGACTTATTCTCACATACTTGGAGGTGGGAAGAATGATTAAACAAACAGAAATGCCAAACCTGAAAAACCGCCTAATGCAAGCTGACGTAGTTTGCAAGGATTGTGGAGAAAAATATGGCAAATACTCTGTCGGTTGCTCATCTACCTGGATGGGAACTTGCGGAGTTTGCGGTGAGGAGAAGGGAATAACAGAAGTTAGAGATTGGGGATACCTCACAAAAGGTATCAACGATCTAAAAGGTAAAATCAAACAACAAAGCAAGGAGGTTGCTAAGTATATGCTCACACAAGAACCTATTATGACTGACGAGGAGTTGGATGATACCCTCACGGCTAGTTACGAACAAGGTGAGATTACCTTGAAACTTACCGAAGAGGAAGTGGGTTTCCTAAATGAGTGCCTTGATGTTATTGTAGATAACCACGAGAGTCTTTGCCCTGGTCATTCAAATGAGTGCCCGGAAGACATTGCTCTCTTTGAAAGTATCGAGAAAAAAATCACCGATCTCTACCAAGATCACTGCGTCAAGTTCAGAGTGTCACCTGCTATCCTAGAATACAACAAGAAGTATGGGACTTGGGGTATAGGTAAAGATGCTGAAAGGTGGGAGAAGTTTAGAGACAACTATGAAATGCTGGTGGAACTTGGTTTTATTACGGAGGCAGAATGATGTTGGATTTTTCGTATATGCAGGATCAACCTTCCGAAGCTCAAGAACAGGCAATTCAAGAAGCAATAACCAGGGAGTGTATAAAGGCAATAGCTATTTACCTGGGGGAGGTGGCAGACAAAATGGAGTCGAGCAACATTGAGTCTCTCAATGTTCCCACCCTTCGTGCAATGGCTCAAGAACTTACCAACCGCAATGCAAACAATGAAGAAAATGCCTGATTGTTTTACGGTTGAAAAAACACCTTTTGGTCTCTACACATCCCGGTCTAGGGATGGCAAAGAACTTGTGACCTCTGCCACTGAAGAATCCTGCCGAGCAATGACCCACTTTTACCTAAAGGGTTTGCAGGATGGCTTTACTAAGGCAGAATTTATCTATACTAGCACTGTCGGAGGAAAACTTTGATGGGAGACCCTGTAAACCACCCTAGCCATTACCTTTATGGCAAATTCGAGGTAATAGATATCCTTGAGGAGGCAGTCGCTTTAGCGCCTAACCCTGTTCAAGGTTGCCTTCAGTACCAAGTTCTGAAGTATATGCTTAGACTGTGGGGCAAAGAGAACTCTTTGCAAGATGCCAGGAAGGCAAAGTGGTACCTGAATAGATTGATTCAGAATATGCAAGCGGAAACAACGGCAGATGAAATCCTAAGCAACGTGCTTGGCCCTAAATGAACGACCTTTTACAATACCAACGTGCAAACTTCGTTGACGGAGTTATTGCCGCCTTTGGCCTAGATGAAGTCCCCGAATCAATCCTCTATCTCCGAGACCAATACATCAACGGAGACATTTACATAGATACTATTTACCGAGAACTACGGGGAGCATCCGAATGAATGAAGAACAACGGGAAGAGTTTCTTGGAAAACTCTGTGAAACTATTGTTGAGGGGATGCCACTTGCAGACCTGAAGAATATCGTTTGGGACCAAATTTACAACGAATTGATTGACCTTAGTGACAGTGATTTGGAATTGTTTGCCGAGGATTACCAGGTAGAGTTATGACTTTTTCTGTGGTTATAATTGCAGTTTGGGTAACCTGGGTGGTTATTGTAGGAGTTGTTAGCAAAGTGCTGATAGAAACGGGGAAGAAAATTGAACGAAATGATTGACAACTTCTTTGAGTACGATGCCGGAGACGAAATTGTAATTCGTCGAGGCAAATACAATTACCGATGTGTAATGACTTGCAGAGTCTGTCCCGAGCAGTATGATGTTTACATAGGTGAATATCTTGTGGGGTATTTGAGATTAAGGCACGGTACCTTTGAGGCTCGGTTTCCAGATTCCCTGGGTGAAAGTGTGTATGAAACCGATAAAATTTACGGTGATGGTTGTTTCTACGGCCCGGAAGAAAGGAAGCGAGAATTGAATCGAGCAATCAAATATATCAACCGGGAGGTAAAGAAAAAAGAGCGTTACGTTCCTGATCCGACGGTTTCCCGAACCGAAGAGGTCGGTTAACCGACCTTTACTTTTACAGGGTTATGCCCTATACTTAGACCAGTTGCGTTATCCTCATTCAAGACCTTATTCATTCCCGCCTAAACGATTTGGCGGACCAAATCCGTTATCACTTTGACAACGGCGATATTGCCTGTGCCGAGTTACTTCGTCAAGAGGGATTAGATTTGGCTAAGCACGGCGATGATTATGATTATGAGTTTATGGTTCTTCAAGATCAAACCTTCTCCAAATAAAATGAAAAAGTTCCTCTCACTATCTGTTTTGTTTGCTTCCCTGACCCTACCAGCTTTAGCTGATGGGCAACCAGCTCCTCGTGTAGGTTCTTGCCCCTACCATACTACGGGAAGTGGTGATTGGTGTGTGCCTAACTCCGGGTATTTAGTTATCTTTGCTGGCAATAGTTCTTGCCCTAGTTATTGGACAAACAGCGGCCCCTATTGTGTCAGGGAGGTTCGGTAAACCGAACTGACTGGTACGGTTTGCCCCCTTGTAAAATCCGGCCTTTTGTGGCATACTATAAGAGTAAACAAACAAAGAAAACAACCAAATGACTGCATTCGCTGTAACTGACAATCTGGATTGGACCGTAAGCAAGCGGTCCCTGTGCTTTATGGGTAATGACGGGGAGCTGGTAAAGTGGCCCAGTAAAGTTGCTGTTGTCCGTGATGATAACGGTAAGTGCCTGGGTGCAGTTTCCTCCGATTATGAGACCGTACAAAACCAAGACCTTTTGAAGCTGATTCAACCTATGGTTGATGAAGGTGTTCTTACGGTAGAAAATATGGGTTACCTTAGCCACGGTGCTAAGGTGTTTGCTCAGGCTAAAATCAACCAAGAGTTTCAGGTTATTGGTGAGAGTTACAAGGCTTACATCACCCTGCTAAATGGTCACATTGGCAACGCTTCTGTGGCAATCGGGCCGAGCGCAACTCGTGTTATCTGCGGTAACACTTTTGCTATGGCATACTCCGGTTTGGGTGAGAAGTATCGCCACCACGTTGGTGTAAACGACAAGGTGCTATCTTCCACAGCTATTCTCAACTACGTTGATGGTGCTATGAAGAAGTATAGTCAATACGTTGATAAGTTAGCTACTACTCGTTGCACTGAAACTCAGTTTCGTAATGCCTTGGAAAGCATCTACAATAAGGATACCAAGGACATTCGCAATGCCAAGCAACTGACCAACCTGTTTTATGCCGGTAAGGGTAATGAAGGCAAGACTTTTTACGATGCCTTTAACAGTATCACAGAGTTTGCCTCTAACTACTCTCGTAAGAGTGTCGCTGGGCGTCTCAACTACAGCCAGTTTGGTCAAGGTGCTGCTATCAACCAGCGAGCAATGTCTGTGCTTACTGAGATGGCTACGGTATAGTTTACCTGTAACCTATAAACCTACAATATCGGGGAGGGTGACCTCCCCTTATTTTTTATATAATGACACTCAAGATTACCTCGCTACGGATCGACAAGCATAATTCCAATAGCGAGTACTACGGTGGGTCACTCTCCTACCTTATCGTCAACGCCACTTGGAAAATCACACAAGACGACGCTGAAGGAGACAGCTACCTGTTTGATATGGCAAAAGCGGAAGCTAACGAGTATGGTAAGGTCCTTACTATTGAGAGCCCAGAGGACTACGAGTATTGGATGCTGAACTGGGATCTTGACTTAAAAAATGGTTATCCAAGATACAAACATTGTTGGACTCACAGGGATTGTCCCTGGCATTACATTGAAAAGTTC